GATCAACATCGCTGGCTGCCGCGTAGACGATGGGGCTGATGGCCGTTGGCCTGCCAACCTGATCCACGATGGAAGCGATGCGGTCATCTCCGCATTTCCTGACGCGCCCGGCCAGCTTCGTGAAGTCAACGAAACCTTCGCGCCGAAAAAAGGCACTGCCGTTTTTGGAGACTATGGGCCGAGGCCGACCGTAGCGCCGCGAGATAGCGGCGGATCCGCCTCGCGGTTCTTCTATTCGGCCAAGGCGGATGCGGACGACCGCATCGGTTCTAGACATCCTACGGTCAAACCGATTGACCTGATGCGCTATCTCGTCCGCCTAGTAACCCCTCCAGGTGGCTCTGTGCTCGACTGCTTTGCCGGTACAGGAACAACCGGCGAAGCAGCGTGGCGCGAAGGCTTCAATGCAGTCCTCATCGAGCGCGAGCCCGAGTATCAGCAGGATATTGCCGAGCGCATGCGTCTTTGCCTCGAAGGCAGTGGCAGCCGCTCGCGCGAAATCGCCAAGCGTCGTTCCGAAGGCCAGTCGCTCGATCTCGGGCCCTTATTTTCAGGAGCGGCGGAATGAGCGAGCCGATCCGCCTTGTGATTGTCACTGATGACGCGAGCCGCGCTGCGCCGGCCATTTTCGGCATGGCGTTCGCTCGCCTTCCGGCCTGGGTGCTGGTGATGACCGATTGGCAGGAAATTGCGACCTTGGAAGAGGGTGCGCCCTGCATGGCGCTGTGGTTCCAAAAGGGCGGATTTGTCTCTCTGGCGGAAACCACATGGCGCGAACGTCGGCAGGACGTGAAGCTCGATGATGATTTCGGCCACCATTTCAATCGCGTAACGGCATGGCTCGACAAGCGCGATGAAGCTGATCGCCTAGCCTTAAAACGTGCGCTGGAGGATGCCGCCGATCAGGAAGGCGTCATCTCCTTCGACGATCTCGTTCGGGTGCAGGCCGCGAAAAACGCTGCCGAGACTTCCTCGGTCAAGCGATTCCCAAAAACCTCGAAGTGGATCTGATGATGAAAGAGAAAGTGAAATTGCTCCTCATTGTCGCGCCCACGAAATTGGGATGCCATGCGACCGCCAAGGAATTCGGTCTGGATTTCCTCAAGGTTGACCGGATGCGGTTCATATCGAACCCATATCATCTGCGGGGATGGTCGCGCGGTACGCCGTTCATCGCCCTTAACCGTTCGGTCTGGCCGGAACTCCTGGACAAGGCGCTCGATGCGCTGACCATGAGCGGCCAGCTGCGGATCGCCAATGATCGCGACCTTGCCGAACTGCGCTATGATTTCCCGGCTGCGGTCGCGCCGAAGCGCGTTGCCTACGTTGCTGGAGCGAGGCCGTGAGCGATATCATTTCCGATTTTATCAAGCGCGCTTCCCTCATGCCGGTATCGGACGCCGTCTCGCGGCTGCAGCTCAAGTTGCCTCGCATCGTTGATGCGGGAATGCCTTGCCCGAAATGCGGCGGAAAAGACCGGTTTGCTGTCAATCCGAAGAAAGGCGTCTGGAATTGCCGAGGCTGCGGCGGTGGCAAGACCGGCCTAGGCCTCATCGGACATGTGCAGGGATATGATCTCCACGACCGGGCCCAGTTGCTCGAAGCGTCGTCTTTCCTCCTCAATGAGAGCATTCCGGACGGTGGTGAACGCGAAAGCGCGGCCGACCGGGCCGCGCGAGAGGAAAGGCTTCGCGCGGCGTTGGAGAAAGCCGAGCGGGATCGGGCCGATGAGGAATTCCAGCAGAACAGCTTTCGGGAGAAGGCCGTCATGCGAGCCCGAGGTATTTATCTCGGCTCATCGGTCACACCCTCGGAAGGTTACGACGTTCTTGCCGAGTATCTGTACCGCCGCACGGGTTTCAGAATGCCGGCCGGCGTATTTGAAAATATCAGGTTCAACCCGCGGCTGACCTATTGGAGCGACCAGCGAGATGACCGCGGTCACCAGATCGAGCTCCATTCCGGATATGCTATGGTCGCTCCGTTCGTCGATCTGGCTTCCAGGATAACGGGTTGCCACCAAACCTGGATAGATCTTTCCTGCGCGCCGAAATTCCGGCCGCTGCTTGGCAAGGATGAGAAAGGCCAGCCCTTTCCGACGAAAAAGATGAGAGGAACCAAGGCCGGATCACTTATTCCGGTGTTTGGCGACCTGTCTGCCTGCCGTTGGGTCGGCGGCGAGGGTATCGAGACCGTTGCGGCGATAGCCGGATATGACGGTTTCCGATCGGACACGCTCTATTTTGCGGCTGGCGATCTCGGAAACCTTGCCGGTCCAGCCGACGGCCGGATTACGCATCCGACTTTGACCAAGGCTGACAGCGCCGGCCGAATCCGTCGCGTCCAGGTGCCCGGTCCAGTGCCAAAGGTTGCTGCAGCGGACTGCGTGTCCATTCCGGACCATGTGACGGCGCTCGTTTTGCTCGCCGATGGCGATAGCGAATTTTTCTTTACCGCAAATGCCATGGCCAGAGCCAAGGCGCGTGCTGCCAGGGAAGGCCGTTCGATCGGCATTTGGTGGCCGCCGCCCGGATCGGACTGGGCTGGCGTATTTGCAGGAAACCGGGGATAGAGATTTAAAGTGCAGGACAATTTATCGACTGACATGCCGGACGGCCTGAAACAGATCATGCAGGAAGCAATGCTTCAACGTGGTCTGGATGACCCCGAAACCCCACCCTCGCATGATGATGAGGATCATGCTGTCGACGACAGGCGTCTGATCCCTCCTGAGGGGGAAGAGCTTAAACGGGTTCTCGAATTCTGTGCGGGGCTTGACCACTCCGATACCGATAACGGCAAACGATTGTTGCAGCATTTCGGGCAGGACCTGCTGGTTGTGTCGCAGGAAAAGGCGAAGACGGCTTTGTTTGCAGTCTGGACCGGCACGCATTGGGACATCAGCAACGGCGGCCCGAAGGCGCTTGCAATAGCCCAGCAGCTCGGTGACCGCATCATGCTCGAGCGAATGTTCATCAAGCCGACCAAGGATGAGCAGCGCGACATCGATGCTGGAAAACTCGCCGCCGAGGCCGATGAGCGAGGCGAGGAAATCGCGGTATCGGCCCGTCGATTAATCGCGGCCAGAGAGAAGGCTCTCGATGCCTTCGGCAAACGCGTCAAGCGTCGCATGGACCATGGCGTTTCATCGAAAAACATCGCTCGCATGAACGCAGCTCTTACCTGCGCTGCGCCGCATGTCATTCGATCGCCGGACGATTTCAACGCTGATCGCATGAAGTTCGCGACCACCAACGCGACGCTTTCATTCGAACGGAAGAAGGAACGGAAGAAAAATCCGAAGTTCGTCAGCCGCGAGGAAACGCCGAATGTGCCGGAAACGATCGACGTTTGCGTCGAGGCGAATGTCAAAGCCAAGCGCGGGCATCGTCGCGAGGATCTCATCACCCATGTGGCGCCGGTGGAATACAAGCCGCGCGCCCAGTGCCCGCGCTGGCTAAGGTTCCTCGAAAACATGCTGCCCGACAAGGAAGTTAGGCGCTTGGTGCAGGTATCTTCCGGGCTCGGCCTAGTCGGAATCACCGTGCAGTATCTGTTTTTCCATTACGGGGACGGTGCAAACGGTAAATCTGTCTACATGGAAACGATTTGCCGGCTGCTGGGTGAAGTGGCGGTGACACTGCCGGCAACAAGCTTGATCGGGGAGAGCGGGTCGTCAGGCGGTGCTTCCCCAGATTTGGCCCGCCTTCTCGGCCGCAGGTTGTTGCGTGTAAAGGAGCTCCCAGAAGGTGAGGATCTAAAGGAGAACCTGGTCAAGGAATTGACCGGTGGCGAAACGATCACCGCTCGTGACCTGTTCGCGGGATATATGGATTTTGATCCGATCTTCGTCGTGATCATGAGCGGCAATGGGTACCCCAAAATCTCTGGCAACGACGATGGCATATGGCGACGCATGGCGGTCGTTCATTGGCCGGTGAAGGTGCCGGAGGCCGAGCGGCGCGAATTCGAGGACATGCTGTCGTACTTCCGTGAGGAATACCCGGGAATTTTGAATTGGCTCATCGAGGGGGTGAATATCTACCTTAGGGAGGGGATCGTTATTCCCGACGCGGTGCGAAGTGCGACGCAGGAATATCGCGATGACATGGACCGAACTTCGTCATTCGTGGCGCGGTGTATTGTCAGAGACGATAACGCTGAGCCGCTCCAATCTCGTGATCTATACGCCGCTTATTGCCAATTTACCGAAAACGAGGGCGGCAAACCGATTAACCTGACGACTTTTGGGCGGGCAATGGCGAAGAAGTTTCGCAAGGAAACCCGTGGGTATGTGTTTTACCTCGGCATCAGGCTCCGTGATGTGCCGATACAAAATGTTGTTGCTGAACCACCGCCAGGCCGTTTCTCGTCGGATGAGCCTTTCCCCGATGAATTTTGAAACCTCACTTGGGGCACCCCGTAACCCCACCGCCGCTCAGCACAATATCTTTCATGGATAGTCTGGATAGTTTCTTGATGGTTGTTGGATGGTTTTTAAGGGGGTTTGGGGGAATGAAATCAATGGGTTGGGATAGTTTGGATAGTTTTCCCGCGCCACATATAGAGAAAAACGGGGTAGGGGGCGACAAGTTAAGCTTACACTAATGGGAAAACTATCCGAACTGTCTAAGTCCATGAAAATACGAAAAAAAACTATCCATTGAACTATCTTCTAACTATCCAAACTATCGCAAAGGCTCTTGGACATGAAAACCGTAACAATCAAGCAGCTACTCAACTGGGCTTTTGTGCAGGAATTGCCGAAGATCGGCGCACCGGAACGAGTAAACGGTGCAGCAGCTCCTTCCTCTTGGGACGTGCTGTCTGATGTCATCACGTTGGGCACCATGGTCGACAAGTCGCCGAACATGTTCGGTGTCGTTTCGTCCTACATCTACGAAGGCGATCCGCACCCGGATGCGATCGTTGTCGGTGAAGCGGTGAAGAGTCTCGAAGCGAGGAACTTCAGCATCCCGGATGGGTGGCACCCGTTTCCTGAGTGGGACGATGAGCACGGCCTTATCCGGGAAGAGGTGGCCAGGATTGTTGAGGCTGAATGCGGACGGGCCGGTCGCATGAACGGACGGCATATCGTCCAGATGGTGACAAGTGCTGCCATCCTTGGGCGTGGTCCGGACTGGACGGTCGACTTTGAGCCCAAGGCGGTCGCTATCGCGGTGAAAGGAAATCCCGTCTGGTTCATTATGCGCCAGCAACGAGATCGCACCGGCAAGGTTGTATCGTACGAGGATAACGGGTTTGACCAGAAGAAACGCCGCCCACGGCCGGGCGCTTACAGGAAGTACCGCTTGGATACACCAATCAGATCTGCGGTCACTTCACGTTTGGAGTGGCAGCTCTGGGTTTCCGCGCTGGAATCACTGCATGCGGACCTGAAAGGTGGGCTAACGGCGCATGATTTGGTTCCGTTCTTCCCGAACAGGCACCCATGGACAACCATCGAAATGGAAGAGTGAATTATCTAAGTAGTTGATATTGCTACTTTAAATATGGTTATTTTTTAATTGACTTGCGACCGATGTTTGGAGCATATTGAGCACACTGTAAAAGGTTAGATAAACCCGCTGGCGGAAACGCCCGGCGGGTTTTTTGTTTCCAGTCGTAGGAGGCAGCCATGAACCCCGTCGCTGTAATGGCGACATTGCAGATGAAGGGTCGCACTCATGATTGACGCGACCGTCAAATTCGACCTGACAGGCTTCGACCGATACCTGAACGACGTCGAGCGCAACAGGATGCCAAGCGTTATCCGCAATGCGCTGAACGATACGGTGAAGTCCGGTCGGCTCGAAGTGCAGAAGGAAATGGATCGGGTGTTTGACCGCCCGACGCCTTATGCCAAGCGCGGCGTTATCTACGATGCCGCGACCAAAGAAACCCTGAGGGCCGCGGTCGTTGTCACTGGTGACAGGACCAAGGGGGCATTGCCTGCTACGGCTTTCCTTGGGCCGCAGATCGAAGGTGGTCACCGAAGCCATAAGGCTTTTGAGAGACAGCTGATCCAGCGTGGCTTGATGAAGCCGAATGAAGTTGCTGTCCCATCTCGCGAGATATCGCTCGACCGTTATGGCAACATGACCCAGGGATTCATCAACCGGTTCATGGCTGATCTACAGATCGACTATCGAGGTGCAGGCGCAACGCGCGTTCGATCCGATGCATCGGTCAAGCGCAACAAGAACTATCGGTCCGCCCGGTTCTTTGTTCCGAAGCGGGGATCATCTTTGTTCCCTGGCGTTTGGCAGCGGGATCCGAGCACGAAGGACATCAAGCCCGTCGTGCTCTTCCTCAGAAGGGAAAGCTACCGCATCCGCTTGAAGTTGCGCGATGTGGTCGAGCGTCATGCCAACGCTGAAATGCCTGCGAACTTCGAGAAGCACTTCAATCGCCTGATCAGGCCGATCGGGTAGGGCGAGTTAGCTTCGAAGGGTGGGCCGGGGGTCGAGCGATCGCGGGTCCTTCCCGCAGAAACCGCCCCTGCGGATATTTGGCACCGCGTTGTGTCAGCAGTCTGAGCCGAGTTTTGAAGCCTAAACTCAGAGCCTAAACTAAATAGCTGGTAAAGTTGAGCCTAAAATGACCATCGCCACCGAGACGATGAGCAAGGGCGATTTCGCCGCGTTCATAGGCATCACAGCGGGTCGCGTCTCGCAATACATCGCGCAGGGCAAGATCAGCGCGGATGCCCTCGACGGCGAGGGCCGGAAGGCCAGGATCAGGACAGCCGTTGCGATTGAGCAGCTGAAGCGGAACCTCGATCCTAGCCAGCGTTTTGGGGCGAATGGGTTTGCACTTCGATCCGCCACGTCGGCCGTTGAGCCGCCGACGGTGCAAATCGAAGAATTGCCGCTTCCGATCTCGGCAGAGACGGCGAAGCCTAGGCTTCCTGCGCCGACACTGACGCCGCAGATGGACGAACTCGCCGAGCTGCGTATTCGTCAGGAGCGAGTCAAGGCGGAACGCGCCGAGCGGGAGCAGATGCTCGACGTTGGCCGCTACATGCTGACCGATGATGTCCGGCGGGAAATGGCGAAGGCTGTGGCGTCGGCCTACGCTGTCATGGAACAGGGCCTGCAGGATATGGCTGCCGCGATGGCGGAGCAGTTTGGCATACCCCAACGAGATGCCCAGCACGCTCTGGCGAAGTCGTTCAGAACGGTGCGCGCCAATGCTGCCGTGGCGTTCTCGGCTCAAGCCGACGATGTTGCGGAACATGTCGAGGATCAACCGGAATGACGATCCTCTTCAATCCGGCGCGGATGGCCTACCAGGAATTGGCGAAGGCCACCGAGCCACCGCCAGCCGTCGATTACCTTGCCTGGGCAAAAGAGAACATCGTGTTCTCCGAACGAATATCGGCCATTCCCGGACGGTATCGTGAGGATAAGTTTCCGTTCTTCTCGGAAATCCTGCGGGCACTATCGCCGGTAGATCCATGCACCATCGTCACGCTTGCGAAGTCTGCGCAGGTCGGTGGGACGGTGCTTGCGAACATCTTCCTGCTCGGGACCACGGCGCTGACGCCGTGCGATTTTCTCTACGTCCACCCGACGGAAGAGAACGCGAGCCGCTGGTCAAAACAGAAGCTGATGCCGCTGCTGCGCGAGACGCCGGCGGTGCGGTCTCTGTTCTCGGAATCAAGCCGGGATGGCGGCAATTCGATCCTTTACAAGGAACGGATGGACGGACGTGGCGCCTTGCAGGCCGCCGGCGCTAATTCGCCAGCCGGCCTTTCGATGATATCGCCACGACGCCAGGTCCAGGACGACCTCGCGAAATGGTCGATGAACGATGCAGGCGATCCTGAGGTCCAGGCCGACAGCCGGTCGAAAGCTTTCTTCGATCGCAAGGTGTTCAAGATTTCGACGCCGCTGATCGCGCCGGGATGCCGGATTTCGGCGAACTATCTGGATGGCACCCAGGAACGCTACCACGTTCCTTGTCCGCATGAAGGTTGCCACGAGCTGCAAGAGCTCAAATGGGAGAACATGCGGGACCACCTCGAGGTGGATCATCCGGAAAAAGCACATTTCTGCTGCGAAAAGTGCGGCAGTGAGATCTACGAACACCATCGTTCATGGATGATCCGTCCAGAAAATGGCGCTAGGTGGGTGGCGAAATATCCCGAGAGGGCACGTCACCACAGGTCGTTCCATATCTGGGTAGCTTATTCGCCGCTCGAATCCTGGGAGGCGATCGCCCGCGCCTGGTTCAAGGTTCAGTCTGGCGGTCCGGACGACAAGGAAAAGTCTGCCGGCGCCGAGCAGGTGTTCTGGAATGACTGGCTCGGTCTTGCATTCGAAGCCGAGAACCGTGCTATCGCCTGGGAAGATCTTCGCGATCGTGGCGAGGAGAGCGGCTTCAAGCGCGGCACGGTACCGGCCGAGGTGCTCGTCCTGACAATGGGAATCGACGTGCAGGGCGACCGCGTCGAGTGGCTGCTTCGTGGGTGGGGGCGAAACAAATTCAGCTGCGTGATCGATTGCGGCAAGATTGACAGTACCGCCGGCAATCAGGCGGCGCTTTCCGAGCGTCGGGAGCATAGCGGTCATATATCCGAGCCGGAGGTGATTGCGGCTCTCGATCGCCTGATCGCACGTGAGTGGACCGACGAAAACGGCGTGAGGCGCCCTATCGACATGGTCGGTATAGACGGCAACGCCTATACCGAAGATGTCTGGATGTGGGCGAAGCGGCATCCACGGTCCCGCGTCATCATGGTTCGCGGCGATGGCCGTGAAGCAGCTCCGATGCTTGTGCAGGTCCGCGAGTACGACAAGCGCGGCCGGCCGAAAAAGCAGAAATGGACGAGCCGTTTTTACAGCTTCAACGCCTCGGCGATGAAAATGGGTCTCTACCGGGACTTCAAGAAAACAGAGCCGGATCAGACCGGCTACGTCCGGTTCGCTCGGGGCCTGGGCGACGACTTCTACCAGCAGGCAACCTCGGAAGTTCGGGTTCTCGAAAAGAGCCGGAGCGGCCATCCTCGCCCCGTCTGGACGCTGCCATCGGGGCAGCGGAACGAAGCGCTCGACATGATGAACCAGGCCCGCGCAGCCGCTATCCGCATGGGCCTCCCTTACTGGGGCGATGAGGAGTGGGACACGATTGCCGAGAGGTTGGCGAAAACAGAGCCACCGGCGCAGGGCGATATCGAGGACATGCTTACGGGCGTGCAGCCCGCGTCCCCGCCGGCGCAGAAACAGGAACCACGGCAGCTTACCGCCGCCGAAATGATGCAGCGATTGAACAGGTGAGATGATGCAACGTCCGACCACGCCGGAAGAGACCGCGCTCTATCAGTCATGGTTGATGCAGGCCAAGACTGCGCTCCACCAGCTCGCAATCGGCAAGAAGACCGTCACCCTGTCTTACAACGGGGAGACGATCACTTACGACAAAACCGATGAGGGGCGGCTTCGTCGCTACATCGGTGAACTTGAAGTCGCGTTGGGCATCGTGTCCTGCGTTCGTCGGCCGGGAGTGCGCGCATGACGTCGCCCATACTCGACCATACCGGTCGTCCGATGCAGAAGGCGGGGATCACGCAGCGTGGTTTTAACGGCGGGAACGCCTGGCAAGCATCGAGCTACAGCCATCCGGACATGGCGGACTGGATTCCGCGTTCGGTCTCGGGCCAGTCGGCACTGTCGCAGGAGCGGGACACGATCGTTGACCGTGTGCAGGATATCGCGCGTAATGACGGTTGGGCTTCGGCCGCTCTGTCCCGGCAGCTAGATGAAGTTATCGGTTCGGGGTGGGATATTGCCGTCGACCTTCGCGAGAAGGCGCTCAATCTCACCACCGACGAGGCTGACGAACTCTCGGACCAGATCGAGGAAGCCTGGACGGATATCGTCTATGACCCTGGTTTCTGGATCGATGCGAAGCGGCAAGGCCCGATGTCTTCCGTTCTCGGTCGTGGCTATCGTCATCGCATCGCCGATGGTGAAGCGTTGGCCGAGATTTGCTGGGACGAGGGCAGGGGTGGACCCTTGGCCACCTTCGTCAAGCTTATCGACCCAGCACGCCTTTCTAACCCGTTCGATGAGGCTGACACTCTGACCCAGCGCGATGGCGTCGAAATCGACCGCTATGGCGCGGCCGAGGGCTATTGGATCAGAACCCAGCATCCGGATGACGATTATGTCTGGGGCTCCGGATCACCGGAATGGGTTCGGGTCGCGCGTGAAACCGAGTGGGGCCGCCCGGTCATGGTCCATGCTTTCGAGGCCGATCGCGATGGCCAGTTCCGCGGCGTGCCGCCGCTGGCACCTATCCTGCGAAAATTGCGCCAGATGACGCAGTACGACGAGGCCGAGCTGAAGGCGGCGATGGTGAATTCGGTTCTCGCTGCGTTCATTACGTCGCCAGGTGATCACGGAGAGATTGCCGAAGCCCTGACTGACAAGGAAGCGGCGGAAAGACACCGGCAGTTCACTGCTGATAGGTTCGGCGCCTACACCGCTGCGCCGCCGAAGATTCCCGCCGGCATGGCGCACTTTCTCTATCCGGGAGACCAGGTGACGCTGACGCAGCCCGGCCACCCGAACAGCGGGTTCGAGGCGTTCTTCAGGGCCTCTCTCCGCAACATGGCTTCGTCCATCGGCCTCACCTACGAGCAGCTGACCATGGACTGGAGCCAAGTGAACTATTCGAGCGCTCGCGCTGCGATCCTCGTCATCTGGCGCGGCCTCACCGCCCGCAAGGACATGTTCGCTGCGCAGTTCATGAACCAGGTCTATCGGGCCGTTCTCGAAGAGATGTTCGATCGCCGGATCATCAAACTGCCACCGAAGGCTACTTCCTTCGAGGCCGCGCCTGCGGCCTGGTCGCGCGTCGACTGGATTGGCCCGGCCCGTGGCTGGGTCGATCCGGAGAAAGAAGCAAAGGCGGCAGGCCTTCGGATGGACCTCGGCATATCCAGCCTCGAGCGGGAATGTGCCGAGCAGGGGCTCGATTGGAAACAGGTTGCACGCAAGCGGGCTCGCGAGCGCCGCTTCCTCTTGTCGTTGGGGATCAACCCGGACGCCGGCAAGCAGAATACGGCGCAGCCGCAGCAGCCGGCGGGCGAAACCAATGACGAGCGTGACGCTCGTGAGAACAGAGAGGCCGCATAATGAACTATCCTCAGGTCGCGGCGCAGCTGTTCAATCGGCCGCTTCTGGCTCATCGCGGTCACGCTCAGGCACTCGCCCAGTCGATGGCGCCTCGAATTTTCGGTGGGCAGGTGTCATTCGCAGGGGAGTGGTCGGCCGGTATCGTCGGCGAGCCGTTGCGCGACGAGCGTGACTGGAATGGCGAGCGTGTCTATCAGGGGCCGCGCATGGTTGACGGCAGCCCGGTTGCTGTTATCGAAGCGGAGGGCGCCCTTGTTTCCAAGGGCAAATGGATCGGTGCGCTGTGTGATGCCACGTCTTATGAAGGCATTCATGCCCAGGTCACAGACTGCCGCCGAAACAGCGACATCAAGGCGGCAATACTTGAAGTGGATTCCTTTGGTGGATCTGTCGCCGGTGCTTTCTCTTGCGCGGACGCCATCCATCGTCTTGCCCAGGAAAAGCCGGTTCTGGCGGTGCTGACAGATCACGCATGCTCGGCGGCCTATCTCCTCGCCTCCGCTGCATCCGCGATTGTCATGCCGGCCACGGGGCTTGCTGGTTCAGTCGGGGTAATCATGCTCCACGCAGATTTCTCGAAGGCCTACGACAAGGCTGGGATCGTGATAACCCCAATCTTCTCAGGGGCGCATAAGGACGATTATTCGCCATTCCGCGCACTCGACGAGGATGTCTTCAACAAGGCGAAAGCAGAGGCAGATACTGTCAGGGACATGTTTGTAAACGCCGTCGCGCGCTATCGGTCCGGCCGGATAGACGCGAAGCAGCTCCTGGCGACCGAGGCAGATACCTACCTTGGCGCCGATGCTGCGAAGATCGGCCTGGTCGATGAGATTGCCGATCCACTGCTCGCGGCGGAAGCCTTCGTCGCAGAAGTCAGCCGCAAGGCTGCATAAGGCCGGTTTTCCGGTCTCCATCGCCCACCAGACCCGGGCTCACCACCAGAAAGGAAGCGATATGTCGCTCGCACAGATGATCCGCCGGGTAGCCGGTGGACAGAAAACACGCATGTCCGATGACGAGAAGCCGGACATGGAAGACGACGATACCGAGACTTCTGTCGCCGACGATCAGCCGGAAACCGGTGACGACGAAAACGTGGATGAGGTCGACGACGAGACCAATGCCGAAGACGATCAGCCGGACGACGGCGATCAGGCGGAAGACGACGCGACCGACAAGGACATGTCTGCCGCCGAGAAAAAGGCATTTGCCAAGGGACGCACCGCAGAGCGCAAACGGATCGGCGCAATTCTCGGATCTCCGAAGGCTGACGCCAATCCGGCGCTTGCGGCTCATCTGGCATTCAAGACCGCCGACAGCGCGAAGAAGGCGCTGGGCACGCTGGCGCATGGCGGCGCGACCGCCGCTTCCGGGTCGCTCGCCGGCCGCATGAACGCACGCGGTGCATCCCGGACGGGTCGCGGCGGCGAAACTGAAACACGCAACAAGGACGCGGGCACAGCCTGGGATGGCGCTCTCGCAAGGTCCGGCAAGCTGAAGGGAAAGTGACATGACGACGTTCATCGAAGGACCGCGCACAGCGGAATACCTCCGTTCGGAGGCAAACGACCATCGCTCGCGCGATGTCATCACCCTTGCTGCCGGCGTCGTCGGCACGCTCGAGGCCGGGACGGTTCTTGGCCGGATCACGGCCACGGACACCTACACCACCTACAACCCGGCCAATGCCGACGGCAGCCAGAACGTAGCCGCCATTCTCTTCGAGGCAGGCAAGGCCGGGCAGAAGCGAACCGCGACCACTCGTGACGCCGAGGTAAAGACGGCCAAGCTTGTCTGGTTCGCCGGTGCCAACGCCACCCAGATCACCGCCGGCATCACCGGGCTCAAGGCGCTCGGCATCATCGCGCGCAGCTAAGGAACAACGCTCATGCTTTCTATGGACGCATTCAACAACAAGGCCTTTTCGATGGTCAGCCTCACGGCCGCCGTCGCGAAAGTCGCCTATATCCCTGACCTGCTCGGCTCGCTCAATATCTTCGAGCCCCAGCCGGTATACACGCGCACCGTCGGCGTCGAGCGTAAGGACCAGGGCCTTGCACTTATTCCGACCTCGCCACTCGGGGCTCCGCCACGGGAGACGAACCGCGATGGCCGCAAGATCGTCGATCTTCGCACCACCCGCCTGGCCGACAGCTTCACCATGTATGCCTACGAAGTCGAAGGCATTCGCGCTTTCGGAACCGAAAGCGAGTTCGAATCGCTGCAGACCGAATACGCGACCCGCATGGCCAAGGTTCGCGGCAACATGGAGATCACTCACGAGTTCCATCGTCTTGGGGCCCTGCAGGGCAAGCTGCTCGATGCAGATGGCACGACGGTCATCTACGACTACTTCGACACGTTCGGCATCACCGAAGCTCCTGCGATCAGCTTCGAGCTTGATGTGGCTTCCACTAATGTTCGCGGCCTCTGCCAGGATGTCATCCGTTCCATGGCACGCTCTTCCGGGGGCAAGTTCACGCCCGCAACGCAGGTGCATTCCATTGCCGGCGACGCATTTTATGATGCGCTGATCAGCCATCCGACGGTCGAAAAGACCTATCTGAACTGGCAGGCGGCAGAGGCGCTGCGCGAAAAGACGGCTTTCGAGAGCTTCTATTTCGGGGGCATCACCTTCCATAACTATCGTGGTACCGACGACAATTCGACCGTGGCCGTACCGACCAATCAGGCGAAGTTCTTCCCCGTCGGTGCGCAGGACGTCTTCAAGCAGGCGATGGCGCCGGCCGAGTTCGGCCCCTACGTCAACACCCGCGGCCAGGATACCTATGCTATCAACGTCGTCGACAAGGATCGCCAGGCCTGGACCAAGGGCGAGCTTTACTCGTACCCGCTTTACCTCTGCACCATGCCGGAAGTGCTGCGCAAGGCGACCCTGACGTAACCGTCTCGAGACATCGCTGGGCGGTCCTCGGGCCGCTCCTTTCCAACAGAGGATCACGTCATGGAATATCAGAAAATCGAAACGGTCACGGTCGGCATCAACAATACCGGTGGGGAGACTGTCGTCGTCCGCACCATCGACGGCACGTTGACCGTGCGTCCCGGCGCCAAGCTGAAAAACCAGCCGATACTGCCGCTCACCGAAGAGCAAGTCGACCTTTACAAATCGAAGGGCGTCAAGTTTACCGGCCTGCCCAAGAATGAGCCGAAGGACGAGCCGGATATCTCCGCGCTTGAAAAGACCGCCACCGATGCGAAGGCAGAGTACCTGAAGGCTCAGGCCGCGTCGCAGAAACAGGGGGCAGGTGAGGCCGAAAAGAAGGCCCTCCAGGATGCAACTGACAAGTTGACGGCTGCCGAACAGGCGCTCTCGGGCGCTCGTCAGTGAGCCTGCGGCCGGCCATATTCGAGGAAATGGGGTCGCAGTTTGCCGATGCGTTCGGAAACTGCGACTGCCTCTTCGAGGTCAACGGTGTCGCACTCATTCCCGTGCGCGGCATCCTTCGCCGGTGGCGAGATGTCGACCAGTCGGAAGAATCCGGCCAGAGCGCAGAGGGGACCACGCATAGCCTGTCGGTTGCAGCGGTCTCGGTTCCCGGGCTGGTCAGCCAGCGCGACAGCGTGACGATCTTCATGACCGACGATGCAGGCGTCCGGATCGATGCCGGGACGTTGTACGAGATCAAAAACCACGCGGATGACGCACGCGCCATGCTGCGCATCTATCTCTCAGGAGACATTTAAATGACCGATGCAAAAGCGGCAGAGGCCACCAGCACCGTCGAGACGCTCGATGTTGAGAAAATCGCCAAGGCACTCCGTTCCAATACGGAAGATAAGGCAAAGAAAGACGCCCGCGCCGCGGTCAGGACCATGACCGGCACCTGGGAGCATCTGCCGGTCCGCATCCGCTCGGCGATCCGGACGGATGTTGGCCGGTTCATTGCCGCAGGCAAGGGCAAGGCCGCCGTGATCGAGGCGGGGTATTCGGAGATTACCGCAGAGCGCGCGCTGCGCGATCTTGGGCATCGCGGGTGATGACCCATCGCCGATCAGTCGTTGCTACAGAGGTGGTGACCCGGCTTTCTTCTATCCCTGATTTCGCAGGTGCAGGCAAATGCGCAAGGGGACGCGCTGCGGCCGTCCCGTTGGAGCTTTTGCCAGCCCTGACTGTGACCTGGGGCGAAGCAGGCGAAATCAGCACCCGCCGGCCAATGTCGGGACCGAATGGGGAGGATGGATATGACCGTACGCTCCCGCTCTCTGTCGTGGTCCACCTTCGTGTAAACGACCCTGAGGGTGAGTTTGACCGCATCTGCTCGCTGATCGAGGCGAAGATGGAGGCAGATGTTTCGCTCGACGGCATCACAATCGATCTCGATCTGCAATCGACACGCCTGTTCGTCGATCCACGTACCGGCATCCCGATGAGTGTCGGGAGCCTGCTCTACTCGATCCGATACAAAACGCTGGCGACGGACCCCAGCATTTCAGCTCTCTAGGAGACCATCCCGATGGCGAATATTCCGAGATCTGCGGGAGAGCCCTTCCGCAGCGCAGCTGCTGTCACCCCAAGCGACAGCGCGGACCTGGCAATACCGTCACTTCTT